AGTATGCAAAACGGAATGAAGATCCGTTGTCATTGTTTCCTGTATACAAACCAATGTAGCCAGGACGAGTAAGATAAAGTAAGCGGTTGTTCGTAGCACAGAAGTTCTTTGGTGATAATGTCCATGTTGTTGCTTTACACGAACCATCAGGGAGCCTACTCTTTAGATCAAAACAGTATGTGATACCACGAGTAGGTAGTGTTAATAGATAGAAACCATCCTTCTCATAATAGACTGACTTGATCTCTGCATCATTGCTGTTAGCAATCACATCAGAGATAAGATCATCTCTAACATTCCTTGACACATCGAACAAAGGTGCTGACTTCTCTTGTATGATACGACCAAGACTACGTACACCTGTATCAGCTAAGAAGAAGATATCTGATCCTACATCCTGTACTGAATCCCTACTGATGCAACCAACACCATCAATAACTTCTACGATAGCGAGGTTACTCGTAGGATCTGATGCAGCACCAGAGAAGATGATGATAGACTTCTTACAGAATGCTATGAGGAAGCCATTAAAGGCTGCTAAAGCTATGATACTATCAGTACCATTAGTGAACTGACTCTCTAAGTTAATAGAGCCTGAAGAGCCTCCAGACCATTTAAACCCCTGTAGAGCATCAGACCATGTGATGGTAACCTTATCAGTGGTAGTGTCAGCAACCCATAAACGACCAAAAGCACCTAATACTTCATTACCTAATGGTACAGTACCTGAATAACCAGAATGTGCTGACATCAAACTATATGTATTAGTTACATGATCATACACTATAGGATCATGGTTACGCTGAAAGAAGAAGGTCATATCATTGAAGTCAATGACTTTCCAATCCTGTGCTGTCCACGTAGAACCAGTGTACTTCAATGTAAGTGATGTAGTACCTGAATAGATCTTGTTATCACCGATGGTAAGGATCTCAGTTGTACCATCATCCTTAATCACTTGTTTGATAACATAAGGTTCTGTGCTGTTATACCCAGCAGAGGTATTAACATTGTCCCAACCACGCCTAGCAGCGATACGACCAAACTGATCAATCACTGCGTTCTGTGCAATCAAAGCATAGTCTTTTGTCAATGAGACAGAAGAGTCTTGGGTGTTAAGACCTGCAAAGCCAGGAGCTACAATACTGATGGCTTTGAGTTGATCAGCCATTATACTGCTTCCCAGGTTAACTCATCTTTGAAGCGTTCAGCTTCAATAGAGATATAGTTAGCTACAGTCTTACGATATAACTCTGATTGTTGATCGGACAAACGACCACCATCTTCACCACGTTCATTGATAGCACGAAGATAAGCACCTTGTACGATCACATCCTTTGGTAACCAAGCATAGTCTAGGTCATTTACTAAGTCTTCTTGAGGTACAACACACTCTGCTTTGATGCTGTATACCTGATCTGGTATAGGGAATACACTGATGTTAAGTACACCTGTAGCTGCTGTAGATGGTGCAAAGCTGTAGTAGTAAGGTCTACCAGCCTGTGTAGGATTAACATTCAGTAGTGTGTTCATATGATCTTCAGATACTTTCTCTAAGTAGAGATGAGCACTTGGAAGATAAATAGATAACACCCTAGTACGTGGATTAGTGCTAGGAATCTCGTATTGAGATACAGTACTAGCAGTGCTTATAGTCTTTGTTGTACGAAAGATAGCCCAGTTCCAAGCATCTTCAACTTCTCTCTTGGCTTCATTGACCATCTCACCGATCAACAAAGAATACGATGATTGACTTACAGTCTGTACTGTAGGTTCACGTACCCTAAGTAGTACTGCATTAACTAGATCCAAATAAGTAGTAGCCATTTCACCACTTCTCCTGATCGGCCCACCAAGCCGCTGACATCTTACCTTTAGCTATGTTCTTTGCATGACGAGCTTTAAAGGCTTTGTTCCTTGTTGAACCTTCAGGAGAACCTTTAACACCTTGTTGTCCGAAGCGAATCGTCTTTACTTGATCACCGTCCTTTGCAACAACAATATGAGATTTCGTAGGATGGTCCGGCGTACGCTTCGGTTTATTGTACCCAGACACTCCTGCCCTTGCCAATCTAGAGTCTTTCATTTCTTCTTTTTCTTCTTCATAGCCATACCAGCCTCTGATAAGGCAATGGCAACTGCTTGTTTACGTGACTTAACTACAGGACCACCTTTACCGCTATGCAGAGTACCTTCTTTGTACTCACGCATAACTTTCTCAATCTTCTTTGGTTTTTGTTTCATCTTTCTTCCTTCCAAAGATCATCTGTATTGTGTCTGTTTCCCATATCCTGATTGCGGTCCATACAATGGTGAGAACAGCAGCCATTGCAGGCAGTAATTCAGCTAGAGTACCTACAACTGTAATGATTGATAGGGCATCACCAACTTGCTTTACATGCTCATCTGCCTGTAAAGCCATGATTAGCTCACTGAATCAGCTACAGAGTCTGCACCAACAGAGTCAGCAAAGATTGCTTCAACGGTAACAACTTCATCCACCGTTGTTGCATACTTACCCTCAACCCATGTCTTGTCAGAGTGGTTCCAGTTCCACTGATAACCTGCCCTGTCTGCTGGCTTTGGTGGCCGTACAACCCATTCATGAGACCACCAAATAACTTCCATACCTTCAGGGCAGTCCGGTGCATCAGGCACTTCAATCCAGCCCTCTGTACCGTCTGTTTGAGGCTTGGGTATTGATCCGTTTTTACTGTAGAGCATGATGTTGTCCTATTGCAGCGGGAAGGGTGCTGTTGGTGGCGTGAAGTTGTTAATTGTGTAACGGGCCATCTTAGAAATACGACAATCATCTATGTACCCGTTCATATAGTCTGCGCCGCCGAAATAAGAGCCAATGACAAACTGAGCTGCACCATAGTTTTGAGAGTCCGTATAGGTACTGCCAATTTGGGTCCCGTTTAAGTAAAGCTTTGTTAAACCGCTACTGCGTACAAGCGCAATGTGATGCCATGTTGTTGCCGCAACCGTTCCTCCTGTGATTTGAAGTGCGCCACCCGTGTAGTAATTTAGGGATGTGCCGTTCAAGTACAGATAAAACCTAGTGCTTGCGTTCTGATCAAAAAGCGTCTTGATTCCCGTCGTGTTTGCGAAATAGAACCAACCTTCCACAGTCCAGTCACCTGAACCTAGCGCCACTATGGGGCTTGATGGAGTGGTTAGATAACTGTTCGTCCCGTTAAACGCAATCGACCCACCACCCCACTTGCTCTGTGCAGTGCTGATCTGAGCATTCCCAACAGTCTCCAAGACATTCTTGGCAGTGGCATCGACAACGCCAGCGTTGGTGAAGTTGAGGAGGAGGGAGGTAAGGCTTCCGCTGCTGCCTAACGGAGCCGTTGGAACTCCGATGTCGGAGGTTCCTGTGTAAACCGCATTGCCTTTGATGATGCGAAGGTTGCTGATGTAACCCGTCGAATAGGCTGAAGCAAAACTCCATCCACCAATTTGTGTGGCTGCGCTGTTGGTGTTGATGTTTGCTGCGTTTACCGTAGTCCCGCCCTGATAAACACCGTTCAACCAAGAGCGAATGTTTGCACCTGCGCCACTACCATCGCAAGTGACAGCGAAATAATTCCACTGATTTGGTGCAACGGTGGATGACCCATCAAGAACCACCGCCGTTGTCCCTGAAGTCATCAGCAGGACACGCAGTTTGTTAGTTGACGTCACCCTCACAAGCCAATTCACATTAGCGTCAGCTAATGCTGAAGATTGAACAACAATGTAGTTGTCAACGCCGCTGGTCGTGAAATAGAACCAGCCTTCGATGGTGAATTGATTTCCGCTGAGTTGTAAGGCTGTCTGGTTCGCAACGCTTAAATAGTCAGCACTCCCATCAAAGTACCCGCTACCACCCACTGCGGCAGCACTGTAGGAGGACGTTGGTGCGAAGGGGGAGAAGGGGGTGACTGAGGGTGAGCCTGTTACCGTAATCGTCTTAGCAGTTGTCTGCGTATTCGTATCAACAAAACGATTGCTTTGGCACGTTAAAAGAACCGTATTGGTGATCGCAGTAAGTGGTGATGTTGGTGGGGTGAATGCGCCCGTATAAACAGGAGAGCCTTTTACAAGACGCACGTTGGATATATATGTATTTGAAACACCAACGAAAGACCCGTTGTATGTCTGGCCGATACACAGACCATTAGCGGCAATTCCCGTAAAACTCGTTGTGATCTGTGCGCTTCCTTTACTTACCC